AGAAAACCCCGACTCTCCATGGCCTGTTTATACCCCAAAACGAATCGATAAGTCATGATTAGTGATGATCAGGTCATCATTGATACACCATCGGCTGGAATCGTCTCAGATCGGCCCACATCGGTTTTTTTGACGACAACAGCTCCACGAATTCACTCACCGCTCAATGATTTGCCTTCACGCGGCTTTGAACTCATTGATTTTGCTGACCAGATTATCGATGGCGGCTTTATGCCGTGGCAAAAGTGGTTGGCCGAGCACTCACTCAAGGTAAAGCCGGATGGCCGGTATCACCATCCTGTGACTGTGGCATCCGTAGCCCGGCAAAACGGAAAGAGCACATACATGATGGCCCGGATCATGATGGGCCTGTTTCATTGGAAAGAGTCGTTGCAAGTTTCATCAGCTCATCGATTGGTCACATCGCTGGAGCAATTTCGGGCCATTGTGCAGATCATTGAGGAAAATGCGGATTTGGCCAATCAGGTGCAGCGTATCCGCTGGCAACATGGAGCCGAGGAAATTCAAACCAAAGATGGTTGCAGATTCATCATCAAGGCCGGAGGATCGGCAGCGCGTGGATTGAGTAAACCGGAATCCGTGCATCTTGATGAAATCCGCGAACTCCATGACATGGAGACTTTTGCCTCGATGCGTTACACATTGATGGCCGCCAAAAATCCGCAAATCAGCTGTTTTTCCACGGCCGGTGATTCTCACTCAATTGTGCTCAATCAATTGCGCGAGCGCGGATTGGCTGCCGCAGCTGGTGGCACGGACAATGTTGGCTATTTTGAGTGGTCGGCACCGACCGATGAAATTTCATTGGAAAATGCAGCTTTTGCCAATCCCGGCCTCAACATAACAATTCACCCAGACAATATCCGGGCTGTGTTCAATGATCCTCCCGATGTTGTAATGACAGAGGTTTTGAATCGATGGGTGCAGACAATCTCAAGTGTGATTGGTGCCAAAGAATGGCAAGCGTGTGGCGATGAATCAATTGACCTTGATGATGACAAGCTCACATGGATGGCTATTGATATTTCACCGGATCGCAAGCACGCGGCCCTCGTGGCCGCTCAAAAGCTCGGATCGGAGTCATTTGTCGTGAAGCTGTTGCATACATGGGAAAACACCATCCAGCTTGATGATCGTGCCATTGCCAATGATGCCGCCGCCTATTGTCGCAAATATCCAATTGAGTATTTGCTTTACAGCCGGCGCACATCCGGAGCTGTTGCAGCGCGTATGCAGCCGGCTGGTATCCCAATTCACGACATGGACAGCGACTATCCACAAGCTTGTGACGAGCTTTTGGGTGCAATCAATAGCGGCAGACTTAAACACCGAAATCAAACATCGCTGACAGAGCAAATGCTTTCAGCTGTGCAATTAAGGCGCGGTGATGGCGGATGGGTCATCGGTAGGCGTGCAAGCCAATCGGCTGTTTGTGCTGCCGTAGCATCTGCATTGGTCACACACTTTGCGACACGCCCAGAAACCGAAATCGACATTTTAGTGGGTTGATGCTTGACATTTTGAGAAAATCCTCTCATGGGATTATTTGATCGAAAGCGCACCATTGAAACAGTCGCGCCATCGCGCGGTGCTGACATAGCTGCACAGATCGGCCCAGCTCCAACACTTGATGCATTTTTTCCATTTGGTGGAGCTGATTATCTTGCAAGCCGTGAGGAAGCAATGAGTGTGCCGGCAATTGCTCGCGCTCGAAATATGATTTGCAATTCAATCGCCACAATTCCTTTGGTGACTCGTGATAAAACCACGGGTCAAATCATTGATCAACCCGTTGTGATTTCTGATCCGGATAAAAGAGTACCGGGAGCAGCATCATGGGTTTGGGCGTGTGAGGATTTATTATTCACGGGATTTTCATATTTTCAAGTAATTGATTTGTTTGCCGATACAGGCCGCGTGCGCCAAATGTGGCGTGTTGCACCAAATCGCGTTGGCGTTTTCTTGAATTCAATTGGCACGCAAATTGAATATTACACAGTCGATGGATCGCGTGTACCAATGTCCGGTGTTGGCTCACTAGTTGTGTTTTATGGCAATGATGAAGGTTTATTGAATCGCGCTGGCCGCACAATCCGTGCTGGTGCAGAGCTTGAAAGAGCTGCCGTTATGTACGCACGCGAACCCGTGCCATCAATGGTTTTGAAATCCAATGGCACAGCATTGCCAGCTGACCGCATTGCAAAATTGCTTGATGCATGGGGCGCAGCTCGTAGAAACCGAGGCACAGCGTTTCTCAATGCCGATGTTGAATTGACAACAGTCGGATTTACACCAGAGCAAATTGGCCTCAATGCTGCACGCGAAATAATTGCAACCGAGCTTGCACGAGCTGTGGGAATTCCGGCTTACTTTATTGACGCGCCAACAGGATCATCGATGACATATCAAAACGCCCAAACGGCGCGTCAAACTCTTTTGGATTTCTCATTGCTGCCACTCATGAACAGCATTAGCTCAAGGTTATCCATGCCAGATTTTACGCCATCAACACAGCGTGTGGAATTTGATTTGAAGGCTTATTTGCGCGGATCAGAAAAAGAGCGTGCAGAGATTTACAAGATTTTATTTGAAATCGGGGCAATTACCACCGATGAAATTAGACAAATGGAGGACATGATCTCATGAAGCTAACAACACCAATGCAAATCACGGCAGCTGATTCAGATGCACGCACAATCAGCGGTCGCATCGTTGCTTTCAATGAGCACGCAAATGCATCAACGGGCAAAGTTGTTTTTGCTCGCGGATCAATCCAACCACAGGATGTTTTTTTGAACCTTGAGCACGACAACACACGCAGAATTGGCAAGAGTATTGCCATGAGTGTGAACGACAAAGAAATGACAGCGACTTTCAAAATTGCTAACACAACAGCTGGAACAGATGCATTGACGGAGGCCATGGAAGGCTTACGCGATGGATTCTCAATTGAGTTGGCCGTGGACAATTACGAAATGCAAAAGGATGGCACCATGAAGGTGCTCAATGGGCAGCTCACAGCTGTCGCTTTGGTTACTGAACCGGCTGTGCGATCAGCTCGCGTTTCTGAGGTAGCCGCATCAGAGGATTCTGAAACTGAAACAGTTACAGAGACAACAAACCCAAATGAAGGAGACAAGATGGACAACACTACCGAACCAGTAGCTCCTGCCGTTGAACCGGTAGCAGCTCCAGAGGTCGCACCTGTACAGGCATCACGCCCGGCTTACTACACAGCACCACGCTCACCAATTGTGGACAAGGTTTCTTACCTTGAGCACTACCTACGCGCAAGCGTTTTGCATGATGAAGATTCTCGTCAGTATGTCAAGGCAGCTGACAACACAACATCGACCGCACCCGGCATGATTCCAACACCACAAAGCACACAGGTGATCAACGCACTTGCAAATGCTGATCGTGGCACAATCGATGGCATCAGCCGTGAAACACTTGTTGCAGAAGGCATGACATTTGAGTTGCCTCGCGTAACGGCTGTACCAACAGTTTTGCCAATTAACGAAAATGACGCAATTACAGAATCATCACTATCAGCGACATTTTTGTCAGTTTCCGTACAGCCGTTCAAAGGCCGTGCGATCTCAACAGTAGAGCTCATTGATCGCAGCCGACCAGAGTACCTAACAGCTTTGCTCCAGAATCTTGAATTTGCTTATGCAAAAGAGACTGATGAATATGCACTTGCAGCAATGCAAGCGGCCGTCACTACTGTGACAGCACAATCAGCAAATTCAGCAACCGGATTCCTTGGATACACATCAAAGGCAGCCGCAAATGTTTATGGCGCATCGCTTGGATTCGCTCGCTCATTGATCGTTTCACCAACACAATGGGGAAACATCATGGGATACAACGACAATGGCACACCTCTTTACAATGCGGCACAACCTAGCAATCAGGCTGGAAATGTGAGAGGCGATTCATTGCGCGGTGTAGTTTCACCGGGTCTGAATCTTTATGTTTCACGCTCATTTGGTAACGCTGGTACAACAACAGCTGATGGCGATTCTTCAATGGTAGTTGTTAATCCAGACAGCTACACATGGTACGAATCTCCACGCTTTACGCTACGCAGCAATATCAACAGCGATGGAACAATTGACATCCTGTACTACGGCTATGGCGCACTAGCTGCCAAGGTGCCAAACGGCGCACAATTTAACAACCTCCCATAAATCACTATCGGTAGCGGTCGCTCCCGAACGCTACTGACACGAAAGGAACCGAGATGCCATCAATAGTTACAGCCTCGCAGCTGAGAGCGATTCTTGGTGTCTCGGTTTCTTTGTATAGTGATGCTCAATTGGATTCTTACATAGATTCAGCTGAACAAACGATTTTGCCTTTACTTACGCAATACCAATCATCGGTGACTTTTGCCAATGTGGATGAATCCGTCATTTATTTCACCACAATGCGGCCAAATTATTTTGTGCCGGGTCAATCTGTTGTTGTTACCGGGGCCGGAACTTACAGCGCGACTTATACAGTCACCGATGATCGGATTGAGCCATACACTTTCACAGCTGCAACAAATGCGGCTAATCGTGATTATCCATTGCCGTTTATTCCAGCGGCAACAGCAACATTGAGTGGATCATCGGCAGCGCAACTGTACGCATCGACACCACCAATTGAAAATGCAATCTTGGTTGTAGCGGTTGAGATTTTCCAAAGTATTACAGCTCCCGGCAACCAGATTATGTCAGACAATTTTCAGCCATCACCTTTCATTTTAGGCCGCAGCTTGAGCAACAGAGTAATCGGCCTCTTAGGCCCGTTTCTTGATGTCGAAACGATGTGCCAATGAGCATCGAATCGGCAATCCGCACACCACTCAAAACAGCACTTTCAAGCATTGCTGCCAATGTGTACAACGGCATCCCAGAAACAATGACTAGCCCATCGATTTGCTTGATTCCGGATGCACCTTATTTGGAAAGCGTTTTGATCGGCAAAAACACAACAAAGGTCAAGGTCAATCTGACTGTGACTGGTGTGGTTGGTTATGCCAACAATGCCGCAGCTTTAGACAATCTCGAAACATTGATGATTTCAATCATTGCAGCAATGCCAAATGGTTACGAAGTCGGAAATGTAAATCAACCTCAACCTTTGGAAGTCGGTGCCGGAAAGTACCTCACGGCCGATCTCCAAGTATCCACCTACTACAACCAATAGGAGACAAAATGCCAACAACAATCATCACCGGCAGAAATGTGAGCTTCAGCATCGATGGGGATACTTTTGATGCACAAGCAACATCTGCAATTCTTACTGTTGATTCAACGATCAACACATATCAGACACTAGATGGCAAGGCGTATTACACAACCGACACTCAAGGCTCATTTGCCGTTGAAATGTTGGCTGATTGGGGCGTAGCCTCATCGCTTTGCGAAATGCTTTGGAATTCAGCTGAGGCAAACCCAAACACACCTTTGGCTGTCATCCTAGAAGCTGAATCAGGTAGCACTTTCAATTTTACTGTGCAACCAATTTTCCCATCAGCTGGAGGCACAGCACCAGATGCACAGACAGTATCAATGACCTTCACTTGTGTGACAACACCAGCGTTGGCATAACGAAAGGAAATCGGGAGCATGAAACTACCAATCACAATTGAGTTCACATCCGGGGAGAGCGCAACCTATACCGCGCTCCCACCGGAGTGGATGAAATGGGAACGCCAAAGCGGAAACACGATTCAGCAAGTCTCTGAAAAATTGGGAATTGCTGATTTGATGTTTTT